AACCACTTATAAGTGATGAGGACAAAGAATTAGTTGGATTATATTACTCAGAGTCGATGGATCCCGACGGAAGAGGACATAGAAATCTAATTAGAATGATGATGGAAGATGGATTCTTCAAATACCTACCTAAGGGTGACGACGCTTGGGTAAGTTTTTTGAAACCATTTCTTAAGTTAACAAGAAAAGAAAAAAGTAAGTTTAGAAACAAAAAGTAGAAAACAAAAAAAACTATGAAAGATCAAGAAATAACAAAAGTTGAATTTTTGTTAATGTGTAATGACAACATTGTGGTACAACGATTCTTTAATGTTCGTGGGTTTAACAAAAACGCTCACAAATCAGAAGAATTCCATGACTACATTACAAGTCTATACAGAGAGTTAGAGTATGATTTAAAGATGAGATCAGTAACTTATATGTTGGACAACCAATATGAAATTTCAGAAAATCCTGAAGTGTTAAACACATCAATTACCGACGGACCTGAGAATTTCAACCTAATTATTAAGCTCGGAGATATGACAATTTGTCAGAGACAGTTCGACGCTAAAGTATACCCTCCGAAGGTCAGATACACCGTAGACCTACGCCCAAAACTAAAAACCATCTTAGGTACGCTTACTGACATTTTTTCAGGTCAAAAATTTAATTTCCAATACCCTGAATTTATCAAAAACTAATACTATTTATTTTTACTAAAAGAGAAAAAACTATATGGCGACAGGTAAAAATTTTGAGTATTTAGGTAATACTTTTCAATTACAATTATTAAATCAAATCATCGTAGATAAGGACTTTTCACACTCAATTATTGATGTGATTGAAAACAATTATTTTGAGAATAAGTACTTCAAAATACTCATTCAGATGGTTAGAGAGTATTACATCAAGTACGATCACACTCCGTCGTTTGAAACCCTTGAACAGATTACAAAATCGGAACTCCAACAAGAAATTGCATCTAAGATTGTATTAGACACAATTAAGAAAATCAAGGATGCACCACTCGATGGCGTAGGTTTTGTACAAGAAAAGGCTCTTAAGTTCTGTAAACAACAAGAACTTCAAAAGGTGATGGGTAAGGCTCAAAAGATCATCGATGGTGGTGAATTTGAGAACTACGATACACTCGAAGAATTGGTAAAAAACGCGCTACAAGTAGGTGCTAAAGATACGTCAATGTTAGATGTATTCTCAAACTTAGACCAAGTTCTTGAAGATGATTACAGACACCCAATTCCAATGGGAATACCTGGTATTGATAGATTATTGAAAGGTGGTTTGGCAAAAGGAGAAATTGGCGTTATCTTAGCACCTACAGGTGTAGGTAAGTCAACAGTTCTAACGAAGATGGCAAACCACGCATTTAACTTAGGGTTCAATGTTCTTCAGATCTTTTTTGAGGACAACCCAAAGGTAATTCAAAGAAAACACTTCACCTTATGGACTAAAATCCATCCTGACGATTTGTCAGAGAAAAAAGATGAGGTTATGAGTAGAGTTAGGGAGATTGAAGAATCAATGCCGAACAAACTAATATTGAAAAAATTACCATCGGATACTATGACGATGTTACAAATCAAAAACCAAATTAGAAAAATGGTTTCTGATGGAATTAAAGTAGATATGATTGTTTTGGATTACATTGATTGTATTGTTCCTGACAAGAACTTGGGTGATGAATGGAAGAGTGAAGGGTCAGTAATGAGAGCATTTGAAGCAATGTGTCACGAGATGAATATTGTTGGTTGGACGGCAACACAAGGTAACCGATCATCAATATCTTCAGAAGTGGTAACAACAGATCAAATGGGTGGATCAATTAAGAAAGCACAGGTTGGACACGTAATTATTTCTGTGGCAAAAACATTACAACAAAAAGAAATGAAATTGGCTACGATAGCGATTACTAAGTCGAGAATCGGTGATGATGGGGTCGTATTTGAGAATTGTAAATTCGATAATGCAATGATTGAAATAGATACTGAAAGTACAACAACGTTCTTAGGTCTTGAAGAACAGAAAGAAGAAAGACAAAGACAACGAGTTAAAGAACTCTTAGACAAGAGAAAACAACGAGAAACACAGTCAAATTAACAAATAAGTAAATTATAATAAATGGAAAAAATACTAGTAGAAAATCCTGGTCGATTCGTCATCTTCCCTATTGAACACAATGATATATGGGAATTTTACAAACAACACCAAGCGGCGTTTTGGACGGCTGAAGAGGTAGATTTAAGTAATGACATCAGAGATTGGGAAACATTAACTGATAATGAGAAGTACTTTATTAAAAATGTATTATCATTTTTCGCGGCATCAGACGGAATTGTAAATGAAAACTTAGCGGAGAACTTCTATCGTGAAGTACAATATCCTGAAGCGAAATTCTTCTACGGATTTCAGTTAGCGATGGAGAATATCCACTCTCTAATGTATTCACTATTGATTGACACATACATTAGTAACCCGAAAGAGAAAGATGAATGTTTCAATGCAATCGATAGATTACCAGCGGTACAGAAAAAAGCCAAATGGGCGTTAGAATGGATTGAAAACGCATCGTTCGCAGAAAGATTAGTTGCTTTCGCTGCGGTCGAAGGTATCTTTTTCTCAGGATCGTTCTGTTCTATATTCTGGATGAAATCAAGAGGAATTATGCAAGGTTTGTGTAACGCTAATTCACTAATCTTTAAAGATGAAAACCTACACTGTGATTTTGCAATTCACTTGTTGAATAATCACTTAGAGGACAAGCCATCTGAAAAACGTATCAAAGAAATTATATTATCCGCTCTTGAGATTGAAAAAGAATTTATTACTGAATCACTTCCAGTTTCACTTATTGGAATGAACTCAAATCTCATGAAACAATATCTTGAATTCGTAGTTGATGGACTTCTTGTTAAAATGGGATGTGGTAAAGAATTCAACGTAGAGCAACCATTCAAGTTCATGGAACAAATTGCGGTTGAAACTAAAGGTAATTTCTTTGAGTCAAGAACTATGGAATATCAGAAGGCAAAATTGAACGAAACAATAACATTTACAGACGACTTTTAAATTTAGATTATGTCATTAAAAATAATAAAAAGAGGGGGAGAGATCGTACCTTTTAATCCTCAGAAAATTTACAACAGAGTAAAACGATCATCAAAAGGTCTTAATGTGAATTCAGATGAAATTTTCATTAAGGTGATCACATCAGTACCGACTGAGGGTGAGGTAACAACAAAAGAATTGGATAAATTGGTTTATGAGATTGCGGCATCATACACCGGTAGTCACCATGATTATTCAAGATTGGCATCTTCAGTTGCAATATCTTCATACCATAAAGAAACCAAAGATAGTTTTTCACAAACTATGATGGAGCTTTATGAAGATGATATCATTAACGAGAAGTTGATTGAAACAATCAAAGAGTATGGTGAAGATACCATTGACTCAGCAATTAATCATGAAAATGATTATAACTTTGATTACTTTGCTTGGAGATCATTACAAGAAATGTACTTGTTGAAAAAATCAAATGGTAAAGTAATCGAAAGACCACAACATATGTATATGAGGATTGCATTGTGGGTTACTAATAATATTCAGGATGCGTTGGAATACTATAACTCCTTATCTAATCAGTTGATCTCAAAGGCAACACCAATCATGATTAATTCAGGGACTAAAGTACCTCAGTTAGCTTCTTGTGTGTTACATTATAATGATGCTGACTCAAGAAAAGGTTTATTGGATACCTTAACTGACATCTCAACATTCTCATCAGACGCTGCGGGTATTGGACTATCTATGTCAAACATTCGTAGTAAAGAAAGTAGAATCTCAAGTTCAGGTGGTTATGCTGGTGGTCTATTAAAATATCTTAAGATTGTTAATGAATCGTTGAGATTCTTTAATCAACAAGGTAGAAGACCAGGATCTGCGGCGATCTATATTGAACCATGGCACAAAGACATTATTGATCTTTTGGACATTAAAAAGAATACGGGTGCTGAAGAATTAAGAGCTCGTGACTTATTTACATCACTTTGGATTCCTGATAATTTCATGAGAGCGGTTAAGAATAATGGTGATTGGTATTTGTTCTGTCCTAATGACATTAAGAAAGCTGGGTTAAAAGCACTTCAAGAATGTTATGGTGATGAGTACGAAGAAGTTTACAATACCGCGGTATCAATGGGTCTTGGTAAAAAAGTTAAAGCTCAAGACATTTGGTCTAAAGTAGTTGAATCTCAAGTTGAAACCGGTGTTCCTTATCTTTGTTCTAAAGACAACGCTAATAAGAAAACAAATCACCAAAATATTGGGGTTATTAAACAATCAAATCTTTGTAATGAGATTTACCAATATACGGATGAGGAGACAACAGCAATTTGTACCTTATCATCAATGGTATTGAAAAACTTTATTAAATCAGGTAAATTCGACTTTGAGTTACTATTCACTGAAGTTAGAAAAGTTGTTAGATCTTTAAATAAAGTTATCGATATTAATAACTACTCAACTGAAAAAGGTAGAAAAGGTGGTTTAGAACAAAGAGCAATTGCTATTGGTACTCAAGGTTTAGCTGACGTATTTTATTTGATGGATTACATCTTCACATCAGAGGAGGCTAAAAAATTAAATAAGGATATTTTCGAAACAATTTACTACGCCGCGATATACGAAAGTAATCAATTATGTATGAACGGTAAGTACGAACAATACTCATTCTTCAAAGGGTCTCCAATGTCTCAAGGAATATTCCAATTTGATATGTGGGGTATTGACGACTCAAAACTATCCGGAATGTGGGATTGGAACAAATTAAAGAAGAATGTTTCGGAATACGGCGTATGTAACTCATTATTCACGGCACAAATGCCTGTGGCATCTTCGGCAAAAATTACAGGTTCATATGAAATGACGGAACCAGCTCATTCAGCAATCTTTAACAGACGAGTTGTTGGTGGTGAGATTATGATCGTGAACAAGTATTTAATTTCTGATTTCGAGAAGATTGGTATTTGGTCTGAGGATCTAAAGAACGAAATTATAATGAATGAAGGATCAATTCAGAACATTAATTTCAATAACTACTTAGATCCTGAAGATAAGAATTACAATAAGAAAGTTAAACGAATTGAACATTTGATCCCTAAATACAAAACCATTTGGGAGATTTCACAAAAACAACTTATTGATATGGCAGCTGAAAGAGCACCATTCATTGACCAATCACAATCAATGAATATCTATATGTCTAATCCTACATTATCTAAGATTACCTCATCACACTTCCACTCATGGGAAAGTGGTTTGAAAACACTTTGTTATTATGTTAGAACTAAGGCGATTTCGACAGGAGCAAAACACTTGGCGATGGATATATCAAAAAAAGAAAAACCAAAGGTAACTCCAGAACCACCAAAAGTTGATTATTCTAATTTGAATTTACCACCAAAACCTGAAAATTCAGATTTCGAATGTTTTGGATGTTCTTCATAGGATAAACTAATCAATTAAAGAATCACGATTTCGGTCGTGATTTTTTTTTACTTAAAAAAAACTAAACTTATATTTATAAGTAATATGGCAAATGGTATTACATATGGTATTTCTTTCCCTTTCGTTGATTCATTCACAGGTAGATATTTGGATGTTACTAACTCAACAGAAGGTGAGATAAGAGCAAGTTTGGTTCATCTAATTTTAACAAGAAAAGGTACAAGATATTTTTTACCTAATTTTGGTACACGGTTATATGAGTTTATTTTCGAACCACTTGATGGACCTACATTTTCGGACATTGAATCAGAAATACGAGATACGATTGGAACCTACATGCCAAATTTACAAGTAACTAACATAACCGTAGAACCAGCATCTGCGGGTTTAGAAGATAAAGGTGATACCATTAATCAATATGGGGAAAGAGAATTCAAAGTTACTAATATCGCTCAATTAGAACACACAGCAAGAATCAAAATAGATTATAGAATAACAGATTCCGCTTTCGAATCTAGTGATTTTATCATTATCAATATTTAATAGTATATGGCAGAAAAGAAAATATCCTACACGACCCGAGATTTTCAAGGTGTAAGGACGGAGTTGATTAACTTCACAAGAGCTTATTATCCTGACTTAGTTCAGAACTTTAACGATGCGGGTATCTTCTCTGTTATGTTGGATTTGAATGCTGCGGTTACTGACAACCTCAACTTCCAAATCGATAGAAGTATACAAGAAACTGTACTACAATTTGCACAACAAAAGAACTCAGTTTATAATAT